GGGGAGCGCGTCGGGGAGCTCGACGACGACGCCGGCGGGATCGACGATCGTGATCCCGCGTTCGGAGTGATACAGCGTCTTGTACGCGATCGTGCCGTCGGGCGCGACGTCGCCGGCGCCGGCTTTCGGTTTGTCGCCGAGCGATCCGAACAGAACCGGATCGCCAGGCGGCGGCGGAACGAGGAGCGCGGCGAACCGGCCGCCGCCGCCGGCGATCCAGTTGAACCCGCGCGCGTCGACGAGCTCGAGGCGCTCGCCGTTCGGATCCTCGAGCGGCCGCCAGGCGTGCACGGCGCCGGCCGCGGACACGAGCGCGACGAGGATCGTCGAGTCGTCGCGGAACGCGCCGCGGCCGTAGCTCGCGAACGGGTACGGCCGTTGATTGAGTGAGCCCGGCATCCCGCCGCCGCCCATGATCACGTCGCCGCGCGTGTTTTCTCGAGGCATGGCGCTATACCGTCGCGAGCGCGCGGAGCGCCGACACGAGCCGGCCGACCGTGGCCTCGAGCTCCTCGACGCGTTCGGCGAGCGTCGAGATCTTTCCCGTCGTCGCGGCCTCGCGCCGCTTCGCCGCGCGAACGTTTCGTACAGTCGCATCCTGGCGCGTCGCTGAGCGTCGCCCCGTTCGTTTCGCCATGGTGTTCTCCTCTGCTGAGTGTTTACGATCCGCGGATCTTGCGGTAGCGCGCGAGCACCTCGTCGGCGTACTCGCGATTGCGGAGCGGGCCCGTAGGCGCGTTCCCTGAGCGGCCGCCATTGTAGGCGGCGAGGGCGGCCCGTGTCACGGCGCCGGCGCGGCCGCTCTCGAGGCCCGTGTAGAGCCGCGAGGCCCACGCCAGGTGCCCGGCGAGGTGCGCGCATCCGAGATCGATCGCGAGCGCGGGATCGGAGCAGAGGCGCGTGAGGTACGAACCCTTGTACCCGTGCTCGCGCGCGACGGCGCCCATAATTTGCGTGAGGCCCCACGAGGCTTGCTGGCCCCACCACTCTTGATCCGGATCGCCGGCGAGGGCGGGAAAGTCTTTCGGCGGGAACTTCGCGGCGAGCTCGAGATCCGACACGGCGCGGAACGGTTTCCCGGTTCGCACGTTCCACAAGTAGCGGTACCGCGGTTCCGGGTTCCACGCGTCCGGATTGCCGCTCGACTCTTGATCGATCAGGGCCTCGACGAGCGGCGGATCGATCCCGCCGTGGATCCTGGCGGCCGCGGCGATCTCCTCGCTGTAGTTCAGCATCGGCGGGCCCTCCTCACTGTCGGCCGGTCTGCGTCACGTGCTCGATCACTTTGCTTTGCATGTCGACGAGCTCGAGCCGGCGCGTCACGTCGGCCCGCTCTCGAGAAAATTCCTCGTATCGATCGCGCCCCTCTTGCGACACCTTCCGGCGTTCGATCGTCTCGTCGCGGTTCGGATTCAATGGACACCTCGCACAGAGCCAGCGGAGTAATTTCATAGGTCATCGACCAATCGCTTGACCGTCATTTGCTCGAGATCCGCGACGTTGAGAATGATCGCGCCGGCGTCCTCGAGGCCGACATAGATCTCGAAAACATGCCACACGCGCCGGCCCGTGAACGAGCCCAGGTACCGGCCGGCGAGCGCGCGAGGCTTGCCGTACTTCGGGTGCCCGACGTCCCACACCTTCGGCGGAATATCCTCGAGGTAGTACGCGAACCCAGGAACGAGGCGCGGGAGCATTGATCCTCACTTCGATCCTAAGAGTTTCCGGTTCACGGCGCCGACCTGCGTCGCGACGTGCATCAGTTGCTCCGTTTGGGTTTCGAGGATCCCGGTATTCCGGAGCGCGACGTCGCGCCAGAAAACGATCTGCTCGTTCAGGAGCCGGGCCTCCGCTTCCGCTCGCTCGACGTACTCCGCCTTGTCGGCCGAGCATCGCGCCTCGAGATCGGCGAGATCCTGGCCCCATCGCCAGATCCGGAATTTGTTCCCGACGAGCACGAGAACGAGGAGCGTCGCGAGCGTCGCCCCGCTGAGTACGTTCGCGATCTTTGCTGCCTCGTCGATTCCCATAGGTGCGCCGCCCTCAGTTTAGCCGGATCACGGCGAGCACGCGGCCGGAGAACGTTCCCGTCCCGCTGCTGACCTTGTACTTCAGAGTGAACGTGTTCGATCCCGCGTTGAGCCCGGTAATTACGACGCCGCGGCCGACGTGATAGAACGCGGAGCCCGTCGCCGCCGTGATCGCTTTCGCATTGTTCACGCCGTCGGCCGCGGCGATCGTCGTCGCGCCGCTGACGTCGACGGCGACCGACGTGTCGATCACGCCGGATCCGTTCGTGTTGACGGAGAACAGCACGAGGACGGAGGTTCCCGTCGTGAGCGTCACGGCGTCGGCCGTCGTGAGGCCGGTATAGCTCGTGCTCGTCGTCGTCTGCGCGGTGAACACCTGAGAAACCGCGAACGTGATCGGCGTGTCGCCAAACACGGCGAACAGCACGGCGATCCACCTGGCGTACCTCGTGTTGCTCCCGCCGTCGCTCGCGTACTGGAGCTTGAACACTGTCGACGAATTCGCCAGGCGCGCGAGCATGAGCCCGCCCTGCAGCACGATATTTTGCGCGCCGCTCGTCGATTGGTTCGTAAACGTCGCGGCCGCGAGCGTGTTCCCGCTCGAGATCGCGATCCCCAGGCTCGAGGTTCCCGTCTGGACGCGGTTCTCTGAGTCGCCGGCGAGGACGGCCGCGACGCCGTTCGTCGGCGGCGTCGCCGTCACTGACGGGCCCGCGGTCGCGAGATCCGTGAACGTGCCGGAGCTCGACGCCTGCGCCGTCTCGACGGCCGCCGCGGCCGCGGCCGTAACCATGTCGAGACAGAGGAGAAACGGCTGACCGGCGCCAGGCCCGCCCGCGATCGCCGCGGGGTTCACGCGCGCGGAGTACATCAGCGTCGCGAGGTACTCCTTCCCGGCGACGAGTCCGGTAATGTGCACGAGGCCGAATAGATGCTGCCCGCCGAACGAGACGAGCGATCGATTGATCACGGCGCGTTCGTCGGCCAGGGTGAGATCGGTTAGTTGCACGTTCGCGTATACGGTCGCGTCGCCGGTGCCGATGATCCCGATCCCGACGACGAACGTGAGCGTTGTTCCCGTCGGCGTCACGAGGATCGGGCCGGCGGCGATCGAGTGACTCCCGCCGCCGACGCCGAAAAATCCGCGATCGCCGGCGCCGCCGCCGATGTTCGCGTCGACGTATGCCTTCGTGGCGGCGTCCTGCGCGTTCGTCGGATCCTCGACGTCGGTGAGCGCGTTCCCGCCCATGGATTGCGGGCCGGTGAAATCGTTCGATCCGTCGACGAGCACGGCCGCGGCGAGCGCGTCGGCCAGGGCGGCCGCGTCGCCGGCGTCGGCGTATGCCTTCGTCGCCGCGTCCTGAGCCGACGCGGGATCGTCGACGAACGTGAGCTTATGCCCGCCCATGGATTGATCGGCGCGGAACGATTGCCGGCCGTCGCTGTAAATGTCTCCGGCGATCGCGGCGCCGCCGTCGACGATCGTCCCTGGCGCGGCCGCGGAGCCGCCGCCGGAGGTGAGCGCCTTCCACTGATCAACGTAGGTGCCGGCGTACTCGTCGGACTGCTGACAGGTGATCGAGTACTCCCATAGTTCCGCGTTGACCAATTTGATCCGCACGGTCGCGACGAGAAACGTCGCGTCGATCGTGGTTCGCTTCGTCGTGTCGACCTCGAGCGCCTGGCCGGGAACGAACCCGTCGACGTCGGTGAACACCTCGAGCTCGCGGCGTTCGGCGCTCTCGCGCGCGAGGATCTGAGTCGCGAGCGCGATCCCCGCGGCGTACTCGACGATCTCCGGATGGTTCTCGCGGAACGTGCGCGGCGGCGAGCCGCTCGAGACGATCGCGTGAAACGGGAATACGGCGAGGTACTTGAGCTCGAGGATCGTTCCCTCCGCCGGCGCCGGGCCCAAGTCTACGGACACGGTTCCGCGGCCGTCGGTGACGTCCCACATATACGTCGCCTGGCCGGGCCCCGTGCCGAGCGACCGCGCGACGGCGCCGTCCTCGAGGATGTATCCCTGCGTCCAGCCGGCGACGCCCGTCGCGTCGGCGCCGAGTTGCAGCGTACCCCGCGGGATCGCGCCCTCGCCGTACCAGAACGCGATCGCCTCGTGCGAGCTCGTGACGGTGATCGCGTTCCCCGCGGCGCCGGCCGTGAGCGCGTCGACTTCGATCTGCCCAGGGTTCCGGATGTAGCTGTCGACGTCGGCGTTCGCGGCCGTCGAGGGCGCGTACACGCCGCCGCCGGCCAGGTTGATCGCGGCGTTGAGGTTGTTGATCGAGTCCTCGACGGTCGCGCCGATCAGCACCTCGCCGGCGACGTCGCCGACGAGCGCCGTCCGGAACGTGTAGGTCGACGAGCCGGCGCCGATCGTGTCGCCGTCGCTGAAATTCGTCGCGCCGACGGGTGACATATACGCGTTCGCGCGCCTGGCCGGCGACGCGTCGCCGAGTACGGCCTGGATATCCACTTCCCAGGAGATCTCGCCGGAGTCGACCTCCCATTGCTGCGTCGCGACGCCGTTCCCTGTCGGGCCGCACGTGAGATCGACCGTATTCTTCGCGAGCCCTGGCGGATCCTGCCAGGCGAGATCGAACGCGTTCACGTTCGCATCGGTGATCGAGACGGGCGCCGGATCGTCGAGCGGCGCGAACACCTTGAGGGCCTTGAGCGGATCGACGCGAAAGACGACGCCCGTCGCGTCGGTGATCCGCTTGAACGCGTCGGACACGTTGATCGCCGTCCACTCGATCGGCGGTACGGTTTGCCCCGTCGGCGCCTCGTCGTACGTGATGCCGTAGACGGCGAGCGACTGAGCGACGATCTCCGCGATCACGTCCTCGAGATCTTGTGAAACCGTCGAGACGATGGTGATCGGATCCGCGTCGTCGAAAAAAATCGAGTAGTCGACGAGATCCGCGTTCGTTTTGTTGGCCGGGTTCGATGGAGTCATCCCGGCGACTTTCCTCGAGAGCACGAGCCCGCCGAAGATCGGCGTGATCCCGTCCTTCGCGTAGATCAAAATGTCGCCGCCGCGCGTCGGGAGATAGTCGTCGCCGATCTCGAGCTCGCCGGTTGCCTGGCGATTGAGGCCGAGCTCGAGATCCGCGGCCGCGACTTCAAAGGTTCGATCGACGCCCTCGATCACGATCCGGAGTCCGGAGATCACGAGCGAGTATTCCCGCTCGCCGGTGTTCGGCGTCGGATCCGATCCGTCGGTCGCGGTAACAGTGAACGTGAACGGGCCGGCCTCCTGCGGGATCCCGACGAGCACGCCGGCGGCCGTGAGCTCGAGGCCAGGCGGGAGCGCGCCGGCGGTGATCGCGAACGTGTACGGCGCGCCGATCCCGTTCTCCGCGTCGAATAACTGCCGATAGATCTCCCACTCGCGAACGCCGGGGAGGAGCTCCGGATCGGCCGGGAGCACCTCGATCGGATCGGGATCGACGACGGTGAGCGTATAGGCGATCACGCCTGGACAATCGTTGTCGTCGGTCGCGCGGATCGTGAAGTTGTAGACGCCGGCCGTCGTCGCGGCGCCCTCGAGCACGCCGCCGGCGGAGAGCGTGATCCCGTCGGGGAGCTCGCCCTCCGCGACGTCCCACACGTACGGCGCGGCGCCGTCCTCCGCGGTGAGCGCGATCGCGATCGGTTGACCGACAAAGATCTCGTCGTCGTCGTCGAGCGTCGTCGGCGTGATCGTGATCAGGGAACAGCCGCCGCCGCCAGGGCCCGCCGGCGGCCCCAGGAGCGAAATCGTCCATGTGAAATCGCCGCCCGGGTACGCGCCCGACGCGCCGATCGTCACGTTGAACACGCCGAGCTCCGTCGGCACGCCGGCCCATCCGAACTCGTTCAGGACGCCGACGGGCCAGGGATTGAACCCGCCAGGCGCGAGCGCGCGTACTTCCTTGTGTACGAGCTTGATCCCGGGCGGGAGCGCGCCGGCCGTGACGGAGAATTGCGTTTGCACGGATCCGAACGGCGCGCCGCTCTGCGTCCACTCGCGGAGGTTCGGGCCGTCGGCCGGGCCGCCGACAATGTGATCCGGATCCGGCGATCCCGTGTGATCGCACGAGAGATCGAACGCGGCATCCCGCCAGGCGTAATCGGCGCTCAGCCGGTTCGGGTTCGGGTTCGGATCCGCTCCGTTGAGTTGAACGCCGAGCGTCGCGCCTCGTGCTGTCGGCATGGTGCTATCGACTCCGGATCCCGACGCGCGCGAGCTCGTTCGGCGTGTGTCGGATCTGATTGCGCGCGACGACCCGCCCGTCGAGCTCTGTAACGTTGGTGATCTCGATCGGCCGGTTCGCGATCGCGTTCATGCCGAACGATTTTCCCTCGCCGCTGAACGCGAAATCCTCGTCGCCTCGAGAGTAGAACAGCGTCGGCCGGAGCACGCGCCCGAACCCGCCGCCGGCCATCGGGACGGCCGACTCGCCGCCGTCGCCGCCGTCGGTGCTCTCGTTATCGCCTGGCGCGTACCCGCTCCGCCGGCCGCGGTACTCGACATCGATCGTTTTGGAATTCGGGATCTTGTCGAGCGCCGCGGGAACGCCGCCGAGCGCCTTCGTCAATTCCTTGATCGCCGACACGACGGACTGGAATCCCTCCGTCATGGTTTGCGCGAACGTGATCCCGCTGCCCTCGAGATCGGTGATCTTGTTTCCGTTCTCGTCGGTGAGCGTGCCGAGCTCGATCATTTTTTGCAGGAGCGGCCGCATAGCGGGCGGGATCTCCGTGCCGGTGCGGATCGCGTCCTGTATGTACGCGTTCACGCTGTCGCTCATCTTCGTCGTGATCACGTCGACGGCGACGCCGGCCCTCGAGAGATCGGCGAAGTCTTGGATCAGTTGCTTCGCTACTTCGTCGAGGCGCGCCTGGTTCACGGCCTGGCCGGCCTCCGTCCACGCGATCCCGTACTTCTCGAGCACGCCGGGGAGCCGCTGTAACCAATTGTCTTGATCGGCGAGCGCGGCGTTGATCGCCTCGATCGCTTTCGCGGCCGCTTTCGTGTCGCCCTTCGCGACCTTTTGAGTCAGATCGATCCAGAGTTGCTCGCCGCCGGCGACCTTGAGGAGCTTCGCGTGGAGCTCGTCGAACCCGGAGCCCGCGGCCGCCGTGTCGAACGATTGCGCGAACTTCACGACGGCATCGCGGCCGGCGTTGAGGTTCCGGATCAGGCCGACGAGCGCGCCGGCGACGGCGCCGATCGCGACGCCGTAGGGCCCGAACGCGGCGCCGGCTTTCGCGCCGGCGACGGCGCCGTGGAGCGCGCCGGTAGCCTTGCCGGTTTTCTCCGCCGTCGCGGCCCACACCTCCATCGCGCCCGACGCGATCGCGGCGCCGCTCGAGACGGCGGCCGCGGCCTTTTGCGCGCCCGTGGCGGAGCTCGAGAACAGAGGCGCCGCCAGGCCGGCGGAGTTGCCCCACTGCTTTGTCGACGCGGCCGCGACGTCGATCGACTTTGAGATCGAGGAGATCGCGGAGATCGCGGCGCCCATGATCCCGCCGCCGGTGAACCCTTGCGCCAGGATCCGCGCGACCTGATCGAGCGCGCCGCCCCAATCGACGGTCGCCTTCCGCGTGCCGGCCAGGTTGCCCTGGTACGTCGCGGCCTCCGCGGACACCTGAGCGACGGCGCCGGCGAACGATCGCGTCTTGAAGATCGCGGTCGGGAGGTTCGCGATATACACGCCGGCGGCCGCGTTCGATCGCTTGAACGCGTCGTCCTGCTCTTTTGCGGCGGCCGCGGCGGAGCGCGTCGCGAGCGCGACGAGATCCTGAATGCGCGCGAGCTCCGCCAGGCGCGGCGTCAGAACGGCGCCGTCGTCGCGGAGCGACTTCGCCGCGTCGCCGACGGCCTTCATTTGCGCGCCGGAGAGCTTGCCCGACTTCTCGAGACTGGCGAGCGCGCGATCGAGGAGCGCGACCTGTTTCGCCGTGTCGGATCCGCTCAATTTGTCGGTGAGCGATTGGAGCGCCTCCGCGGCCTTTTTCGCTTCGGCGCTTAGCTTCTCGTGCACGGGCGGGAGCGCCGCGATCGCCGGCTTGTTTTTCGTCGCCGCGACCGTCGTCGTATCCATCGCCTTTGCGACGTTGCCGTACCAGATCGCCGATTCCTTGAGCCCGTCGACGAGCTTCTGATCGATCCCGAGCTTGCTCGCGCCGGGGAGCTTCGCCGCGAGCGCGGCCAGGCCGGCGGCGTTCTCGTACAGCCGTTGAACCATGCGATAGGTTTCGGCGACGAGCTTGTCGAAAAATCCGCGCGCGTAGTTGTACGACTCCGCGGCCCATACCTTGAGCGTCGATCCGAACCGGCCGATCGCGTCGCCGGCGGCGTCGAGGGCCTGGACGGTTTCCTCGCTCATGACGGGCGCGGCGGCGCCGAGCTCTTTGAAATTCGAGACGAGCGTCGGGAGGATTTCCGTTCCGGCTTTGCCGAACACCTCGACGGCGCGTTGCGCGCGGAGCGTTGGGTTCTCGATCTTGCCGATCGCCTCCGCGACGTCGCTGAGCGCGTCGTACGGCGACTCCTCGCGGATCTTTTTGAAGTTGAGGCCCAGGGCCTCGATCCCGGCTTTCGCTTTCCCGTCGGCGAGCCGTACCTGTAGTTTCGAGATCGCGCCGCTGAGATCGTCGATCGAGTTGCCGGATTGCTCCGCGATGTACTGGAGCCGTTGAACGTCGTCGGTCGCGAGGCCGGTTTTGTCGTGAACCTTGACGATGTTGTCGGCGAGATCGAGAACGGATTTCCCGAACGCGACGACGGCGCCGATCGAGAGCCCGACGCCGAACGTCTCGAGGAGCCCGTTCACCTGGCCGAGCGATCCGGATAGACCCTTTACGGAGTCGCCGACTTTCGCGACCTTTTTCGGAACGTCGGCCAGGCCGGCGTCGAGTTGTTTTCCGTCGGTTGAGAGCTCGAGTACTGCCCGCCCGAGGGCCGCTTCGCCTGCCATCGCTTACCCCTTCCGCGTGATCGTCACGCGGCGAACCGGGAGGCGCGCGAGCACCTCGTCGGAGAACAGAGCCGGCTTACGACGCGAGGGCGGCGCGGCCGGCGCGTCGACGCGCGCGAGCCGCTCCCAATGATCCGAGACGGCGCGCGGGTTCGCCAGGGCGCCGGTACCGACCGCGATTTCCTTCGATCGCCGGATCGACTCCTCCGCCTCGAGGCGCGGGATCATCCGGAGGCACGCGGCGACTATCCCCTGCGGCGTTTGCGCGAGCCAGGTTTCAGGAGTCCCGCCGTAGAAGCGTATGAGCCGGGGGACTGCCTCCGCCCAGGTGATCGGCGCGCGATCGCCGCCGCCGTCTGATCCGTCCCGATCGCTCTTACCGCCAGGATCAGCGTCGGCGTCAAGAGCTCCGTGAAAACCTTGAACACCATGACCCGTTGCACGTCGGAGAGTTTCGCCAGGACGGCCGGCGGCGCCTCGAGCGCGATCTTCGCGACGTCCTTGAGCCGGATCCCGAGCTCGCGGTTTTCGTCCTTCGTGAGCGTCCTCGCGCGCGTCATCAGATCCGACGTTCGGATTGAGAGCCGCTCGAGGCTTTTGAAATCCTGCAAGGTGAGATCGCGCGCCGTGCGGAGCGGGTACGCGATGCCGTCGATCGTCACGACGGGCCGATCGGTTTCAGTTGTGAGATCGAGAATGTTCTGGTCGGCCATGGATCACTCCTACGCCTACGGGTTGACGGTTGACGATCACGAGCCCTCGCCGGCGACAATCGGCCTCGAGCTCGAGGAGGGCCGCGGCCGCCTGGCCGAGCTCCTCGCGGGTTTCTTTCAGGGTGCGCTTGAGGGCGGCGACGCGGCCGCGGGCGGCGCGGATCTCCTCGAGGAGCTCCGGTACCGATCGCGTCGACGTCGCCGCCATGGTTCTAGCTTTCGGCGACCGCGGTCTGCACGACGATCCGCCCGAAGTACTCCGACGGATCCGTCGCGCCGGGATCGACGAGCGCCGTCCACTCGATCGCGAGCATCGCCGGCTTGTCCTTCGTGTAAACGGGTTTCGGTTCGCCCGTTTGCGCGGCGCGCGGACACTCGTACTGCATGATCCCGTCCTCCATCTCCGGCGACGGGCCGCGGAGGAGAACGGCGCGCGTGTCGACGACGAACCCGCGCGACAGGCCGATCTTCTTCGTGCCGGGAACGCCAGGCGACGCGGCCGTCGGCGTGACGGTGTTCCCGTTGATCGCGAACGAATACTGCTCGAGCGTGACGTCGACGAGCGCGAGCCCGATCTTGAGATCCTCGCTCGAGCGGAACACCTTCCGCGATCCGGCGTCGCCCAGGGAGCGCCAGAACGCCATCGATTGCGCGTGCTCGACGTTGACGCCGGCCTCGTCGTAATTGAGCGGGCCCGCCGATCCGATCAGCGTCCAGTCGGTAGAATCCGGATCCTGATCGACTTCGGGGAACACGGTCCCGACGGGCGCGACCCACATCGTAAAGGGCGCGCCGATTACCTCGAGCGGTGCGGAATTTCTCATGGTGTCTACTCCTCTTTTGCGGCCGCGTCACGAGCGGCCAGGACGATCGAGCTCTTACGCCGCCGGCGCGTCGACGGCCAGGACGAAACGAAACTCACTCTGCAAGTTTTTGATCAGTTGCTCGCGACCGCGCGCGAGCCCGACGGCCTCGTACTTTTTGAACACCTGCCAGATCGACGGGCCAAATAGCTCGCGGATCGGAAGCTGCGAGCGGTTCGGCGCCGGGCCGCGTCGGCCGCTCGAGCCGGCGACGCGTTGAAAGACGCCGACGTGCCCACTCTGCATTCGCGCGATGAACGCGTTCGGGATCGTTTTGCGGCCGCTCCCGCTTTTCACTGTGACGCCGCGGCCCTTCCCCCTCGACGGGTTCGGGCCCTTCGCGCCGAACTCGATCAGCGGGATCCGCTTCGCGTTCGCATAGAGCCGCGCGCGGAGCCGCTCCGGCGTCGCGAGCTCGATCCGGATCCGATCCTTCACGGCGCCCTGCTTGACGCCGACGTCGCCGGCGATTACGCGGACCATCGCGACGTTCGCCGACGCGATCGCGCGGTTGAGCGCGCGGACCTGAGCGACGGGCGCCTTCTTCCGGAGCTTCGCGACCATCGCCGGCGTGTTCGTCGTGAACGTGACAACCATTCCCACGATCTAACTTTCCTCCGCCGGTACGCCGTATGACGGGTTGCCCCACTCGTCGACGTACGGACACGTGTAGAAGATCCCCAGGCCGATCGTCGTCGACCCTGGCGGCCGCTCGAGGGTGCGCGTCGCCGTTCGTTTCATGACGCCCTTGAGGATCGATCCGAGCGTCCGATCCTCGAGCTCGATCGCCTTTTTCAGATCCCCGATCAGGAGCTCGAGGTTGATCCACGCGTCGACGGCGCCGGCTTTCCCGATCGCCTGCACCTCGACGGGGAACGTATTCGAGAGCCGGCCGTCCTCCGTCGTGAGCTCGTCGGCCGGAACGATCGCGATCGCGTAGTCGGGATCCGCGTCGGCGAGCTCCGGCGCGGCGCCGATGTAGACCCGGAGGCCGGCGTCGGTGTCGTACCCGTTCGCCTTTTGAATGACGCCCGCCAGGGCGCCCAGGCGCTCGAGGATCAAGAGTCGGCGCGTGATCATGTTTCCTCAGCCGGCGCGAGAATGAGACGGAGCCGCGTGTGATCGCTTTCGATCCCCGCGAACCCGTCGACCTGCCAGCGGAGGATCTCCCCAGGTGAGGGCGGAGGCTCGAGGAGATCCGCCCAGGCCGGGTTCGCCGGCGCCAGGACGATCGAGCCGTGCGGGATCCCCAGGATGGGAACGGCGAGCACGTACGAACGTTCGCGACGCCGGAGGGCCATCGCGCCGGGCTGATCATCAGTTTCCGGCGTGAGCCAAATTCCGCGCGTCGCGATCTGATCCGATTCTGAGTCCATCTCGAGGATCGTGTCGACTCCGAACGCCGCGAAATTGAGATTCCGAACGAGCGCGCGGAGCGGCGACAAATCCATGAGACGGGCCCGACGGTACTACGTGCCTTCGCCGGAGTCGGGCTTGAGGAGGACGGTTCCCGTCGTCTCGTCGGCGCCGGCGCCGACGGCCGCGACCGCGTACCCCGCGGGGAGGTTCCCGCCGGCGCTCGTCGTGAACCGCTTGTTCCCCTCGTCCCAGTACACGCGGGCCCCTTCGGCCCACGCCTGCGAGGGCGCTTTCGCGTGCGTGATCACGCCTTCCACGAGGCCGTTGAACCGATCGTCGCCGGCCGCGACCTGCGTCGGCGTTTTCGTGACCGTCGCGATCACGAGGAGCTCGCCGATCTGGACGCCGACGCCCGACACGACGCCGCCGGCGGGCGCCGTGAGCTCGATCGATTCGCCGGGCTGAACGAAATTCTTCATAACGCGATCTCCCCTTCGTCGGGTTGCTACCTACTACGCTCGAGAGTGAAACGACGGCGCCGGCGAGTCCTGCCGGCGCCGCGCGCCGACTACGTGTTTTCGTCGCCGGCGTTCTTGTAGAGCCCGCGCCAGTCGAGAACCTTCGCCGCGAAATCCTCGCGACACTTGATCTCGATGCCGTCGACGTCGAACCCGATCCGCGTCTCGATCGTCGGGCCTTCCTCGCCCTCGAGGTACCCGTATTCGACGATATCGATCTGCGCGGGATCTGCGGCCAGGTACCACGCGAGCGGTTCGTTGTCGAGCCGCGGTTCCGCGATCACGACGAGTTTCCCGCTGAACGGATTGACGGCGGTGAACGTCGCCGGCGTGATCGGCGTGACGACGGCATCGGCGCGCGTCTCGAGCGCGGTTCCGACCATGAGGTACCGCGGCGCGATGTTCAGGCGCTCGCCGTCGAGCGATACCTGCTGGCGCATCGCGGCGCGCGCGGCGCCGAGGCTGTCGACGTCGATCACGTCGCCGCTCGCGTCGTAGTTCAGGTGCGCCGCGGAGAAGAGCGCGTTCCCGTCGCCCATCGTCGGGTTGCTCGTGATCTGATCCCACACGAGATCGCTCTCGAGGTTCCGGGCCGCACGGCCGAACATCGTCGGCACGCGGCCGAACGCGTCGGCGTCGTCGTTCACGAGCGCCTTCCGGGTGATCGCGAACACGCGGCCGTACGTCGCAAGCTGGTACGTCTCGCGGCCCTCGCCGATCGTGCCCCGCTTGAACTCGCCGTGCTCCTTGACCTCGAGGAGCGCGGGCGCGTCGCCCATCTGCGTCCGGTAGACGGGTTTGAAATCGGGGAGGTTGACCTGGCGCGCGATCGTCTTGAACGTCTGCGGCGCCTCCTCGTACGCCTTACGAACCGTTTTGTTCGCGACGTCGGCCAGGAGGAACGCGAAATCGCTCGTCGTGTGGTAGCCGTGCCCGCTCCGCTGATTGAGGCCGAGCGCGGCCGCGGCGAGCTCCATCTTTCCGAGGCCCGTCGTCCGGACGCCGGCATGGTGGAGATACGCGCGCGCCGTGTCGAGGAGCGTGAGCCCGCGGAATTCCCTGCTCTTGTCGGTGAGCTTGAAAAACTGCGGCGCGACGCGGTGACAGAGCGCCTCCTCGATGCCGGCGCGAACGTGCACCAGCGGATCGTCGCCGACGCGGATCGTCGGGCCCACGGGCGGGCCGTCGGCCTGGCGGCCGCGGACCTTGAGCTCCTCGAAAACGAGGCGCGACACTTCGGGGAGCGGCGTCCGATCCTTGATGTGTTTCTTGACGAACTCCGTCGGCATCCGGCCGGCTTCGGCCGCGGTCATGATGCCCTCGACGCGGGCCGTCTCGAGAGCGACGGCGCGATCGGCGTCGGTCGGTTCGGTCGCGGCGGCCGCGGCCGCGGGCCTGGCGCCAGGCGCGCCGTCGGTGAGACGGAGCGCGGCGACGGCGGGATCTTCGGCGATCGTTTCGGGACGGCGAGCGGGATCGGCCACAGCATTCTCCTTGCGGATAACGAGACAGGAATTCGTCGCGACTTCGTGATTGCGGACGCGGGCGCCGACGTCGGCCGGCATGGGAACCATGGAAACCTCGTACGGTTCCCAATCGATCGCGGTGCGAACGGGGATCGCGCCGGTTGTGTCCTCCTCGAATTTGTGAACACGGTATCCGACGCTGACGTTCTGGATCACCTTGTCTTTCACGTCGCGCCAGATCTCCTCGACGGCCGCCCGTTTCGAGAACCTCACGCGGACGATCGCGTCGCTCCCGTCGATCCGGAACGAACCGGCGACGACGGTCCCGATCTGATCGGTGATCGACCATGCGCTATGCGCGTCGAGGAGCGGCGCCGTATTGAGCCGGCCGACGCGGATCGCCTTTTTCGAGATCTCGAGTTGCTCGAGGTACCTCGTATCGGCCATCCAGTCGTACCGCTCGACGGCGGCGCCCGTCGAGAACACGAGCTCGACGGAGCGATCCTCCTCGTTCACGGTCGCAAGATCGGCGCGAGCCAGGAGAGAGAGCGGCGGAACGTCGATCGTCGTGGCGCCCGACTTCATGATGGGCCGTAGGATGCGGGAGGGCGGCCGCGCGCCGCAAGGGACTAGCGCCGCGAGCGATCACGAAAAGCTAGATCACTCGACGGGTTTCCCATAGCGGCGCGCGTCGCGAATTCGGATCCGGAGATCGCCGCCGGGGAGCCGATACGCGCGGAGGGCGCCTTTTCGGATGTCGCGGTAGATCGTTTGCACGCCGACGCCCCACTTCGCCGCGAGCGACGCCGGCGAGATCGCGGCCTCGAGAAACGGGCCGCCGCGGCGGCGCCGGTGCTCGTCGTCGCGTTCGTCGGGCCAGTGCACGTTGCGCGGTTCGTCGGCCATGGTGTTACGTGTCCTCCTCCGCGTTCGCCTCCGCTGCCGGCGTCGCGGGCGCGTTCGGAGTTGCCGGCGACGCCGGCGCGGCCGCCGTGCTTTGCGCCATGCCGGCTTGCGTCATCTTCCGCGGATCGCTGTCGAGGATGATTCCGGAGTCGTCGAGGGACGCGTTCCACTTTTTGATCTCCGCGATCACTTTGACCGGGTTGAGCCCGCGCGCGCGGAGCTCCTCCGGCATCGTCGAGATCCCGGTTCGCACGTTGCGGAGGATCGCGAGGCCCTCCGACGCCGGATCGATGAACGCGAGCGGCGGCGGCGTCCATTCGACCGCGGGGATCTCCGCGGAGCTCAGGAGGCCGGCGATCGCGGCCGCCTCCATTGCCCAGGCCCACGCCGGATCACAGAACCCGGGGATCAGGAGGCGCCAGCGATTATCGTCGACGTCGGGCTGATGCGCGATCCGCTCCATCCTGGCGGCGGAGAACGAGAGATCGCGGAAATCCCCCGTCATGCTCGAGAACAGCACGCGGAGCCCGGCGGCGAGCCCGCGGAGCTTGCGATCCATGTAGTCGCCGAAATCGTTCACGCGCGGAGGCTCGACGACGGAGATCTGCCGGCCGGCCGGGAGGTTCTCGATCATGCCCGGCGTGAGGCCGTCGAGCGCCGGCGTTCGCTGATCGTTCGGTTCGCCGAGCGGCGCGCCGGAGCCGTCGAGATCGTCGCGGACGAACACGGCCAGGCACGCGGCGATCTTTTGCTTCACGAGCGTCGCGTCGTCGTAATCGTCGAGATCCTTCCATCCGAGGAGCGCCGGCGCGAACCATGAGACGGCGCGAACCTGGCCGGGCCGCTCGCCGCGGAACAGGTGAAGGACGCCCTCCGCGGGGATCCGAACGGAGGGTGAGTACGAACCTTGCGCCGATCCCGGGTGCTCGCGAAACAGCCAGTACGCGACGCGTTGACCGATCGGCGAGAACTCGACGCCTTGAACGATCTTCCCGCCGTTCGGGAGCGTGATCAGATCCTTCGCCGTGTCGAGGAAATCGGGCTCGAGGATCTGAAGTTGGAGCGGGATCGGGAGCGGCCGCCCGTTCGTGTCGACGTCGCCAGGCAAACGGAACCGACGACGGATCAGCACCTCGCCCGACTCCGCGACCGTGCGGAGCGCGACCTTTTGGAGCCCGTAGAAATCGTGGATCCCGTCGGCGTCGCAGGCTCGCGTTTCGGCCCACTTTTTCCACAGCGTCATCGCGCGCGCGTTCGGCGACTCCGCGACGATCCCCCATCCGACCGTCTCGTTCACGATCGACGCGATCGCCGCGGCCGCGTACGGATTGTTGCGCGTGAGATCGCGGACAGCGTTCCGGAGGTTCGCGGCCGCGGGCCCGATCGCGGCGTTCGCATCCGTCGACGGCCGGCGCCAGGTGGACGTGCGCGCCGTCGTCGCGGCGCCCTCGTAATGACGCGCGAGGATCTCGCCGGCGTAGCGCGCGCGTTGCCGGCGAAGCGTCCATCGCGGCGCGACCGTCGACGTCATCCGATCGAGCCAGTGACGGCGGCCGGGCC